AAACAGTGCTGTAGAGCTTGTTTCAGGTGGTGCTAAATTTGTGATGCAAAGCACTGACATATTAAAAGTAGAGTCAGACACAGCATCAAGTGCTGATGTTTATGTTAGCGTTGTTGATTCAATAAGTGCATAGGAGGATAAATGGATAGTTTATATAATACAATATATATTGGTAACAAACCAGGATCAGAACAAATCTATACACATGCGGAAACTCTTGATAATAAAGATATGGTTATTGAGTCTGCAGTATTAGCAGGTCCAGTAACTTTTACTAATACAATAACAGTAACAGGGACTTTAGTAATAGTATAATGTCAAAGATAGAAGTAGATGCAATAACACAACAATCAGGATCAACACTTACAGTTGGTGGTGGAGCAAGTAAAACTGTTGTTGCTGATGCAACTACTGTAACTTTAGGTAGATGTGGTGGAACTGTAGCTTTAGCTAGTGGTGCTACTCAATCTGGATTCGGTAGAACAGGAACTGTTGATTGGCAAACAACTCCAAAGACAGCGACTTTTACAGCAGTATCTGGTGAAGGTTATTTTGCAAATACAACAGGTGGTGCTTTTAATATGAATTTACCAGCAGGAAGTGCTGGAGCAATAGTATCTGTAGCAGATTACGCAGGTACTTTTCAAACAAATAATTTAACAATTGTACCAAATGGTACAGATAAAATTGGTGGTCAAAATTTAAATGTAAATTTAGGTACAGAAGGTCAATCAGTAACATTAGTGTTTGTTGATGCTACTGAAGGTTGGGTGACAACTGCTGATTCAAGTGAAAATGTTGCAGGTAGTCCTTTTGTAGCAGCAACAGGTGGAACAGTATTAACTAATGGAAATTTCAAAACACATATTTTTACAGGTCCAGGAACACTTTGTGTATCTAGTGCAGGAGCTCCTAGTGGTTCAAATACACTAGATTATTTTGTAGTAGCAGGTGGTGGTGGAGGTGGTGGACCTTATAGAGGATCAGGAGCAGGAGCAGGTGGTTTTAGATTATCTAATTCAGTTGGTTGTTTACCAGCTCCAACTATGTCTCCTTTATCAAACCCAACAGGTTTAGCAGCTACAGTAGCAGCTTATCCAATAACAGTAGGTGGAGGAGGTCCGGGAGGTCCTGGTGGACCCCCAACAACAGGAACTTCTGGTTCAAATTCAATTTTTGCAGGATCATCAACTATAACATCTGCAGGTGGAGGTGGTGGAAGATCGTGTGCTACTAGTCCAGCAGATGGAGTTGCTGGAGGTTCTGGAGGTGGTGCAGCTGGTTGTTCAGGTGGAGGTGGTGGTGGAACAGGAAATCAACCCCCAACAAGTCCAGCACAGGGAAATCCTGGTGGTCCTTCCCCTACTAATCCAAGTTTTGGTGGTGGTGGAGGTGGAGCAGGAGCAGCAGGTACTTCAGGTAGACCAGCTGGTGCATCACCAGCAGCTAGTAATAATGCAACTGGTGGCGCTGGATCTTTTATATCTGATAGTTTAATTGGACCAACGGCTCCTAGTTATGGAACCCCAGGTCCAACAGGTTCAACAAGATATTTTGCAGGTGGTGGATCAGGTGGAAACTATCCTACACCAGGTCCGGCAACTGGTGGAGTAGGTGGTGGTGGAGTAGGTGGAGGTGGTAATAGTCCCTATACTGCAGCAGGTGGAGGAACAACTAATACTGGTGGCGGAGGTGGTGGTGCTTCAGGGCCAACCGCATCTCCAGCAGATGGTGGAAATGGTGGTTCTGGTATAGTAATAATAAGGTATAAATTTCAATAATTATGACAAGTAAAATTAAAGTAGATAATATAAATAAAGTTTCAGATGATTCAAACATCATCAAAAAATGTGGATCAACAACAACGGTCGGATCAGGATCTGGTAATACAGTTGTTGTTTGTGGTTCAACAGTTACAATAGGTAGATGTGGTGGTACAGTTACTTTAGCATCTGGTTCAACACAAACAGGTTTTGGTAGAGAGGGGTCAGTAAACTGGCAAACCGGTTCAATAAAAACATCAACTTTTACTGCAGCTAGTGGTGAAGGATATTTTATAAATCAAAGCAGTGCTATAACTGCAAACTTACCTGCAGGATCAGCAGGAGCAATCGTAGCTTTTTCTGATTATGCAAGAAACTTTGCAACATATAATTTAACAGTTAGTCCAAATGGATCTGAAAAAATTGGTGGAAATGCTGGTGATGTACAATTAAATGTCAATGGTCAAGCAGCAACTTTTGTTTATGTGGACGGAACAAAAGGTTGGGTTAACGTACAAAATGCAGAAGATACTGAAGTAGGTATCCCTCCTTTTATTGCAGCAACAGGTGGTACAATTACAGAAGATGGAAATTTTAAAGTTCATACTTTTACAGGCCCCGGAACTTTTACAACAACAACAATAGCACCAGGACCATCAGGAAATCCTAATGTTGCCGATTATTTAGTAGTAGGCGGTGGTGGAGCAGGAGGAAAAGCAACTTCGTCTGGTGGTGGCGGTGGAGCAGGAGGAGTGAGATTTTCTGCAACTAGTTATTGTTCACCCTCACCTTTAAAAGCTCCCGCTGGACTCACACTTACAGCTTCTACAGCTTATCCAATAACTGTTGGAGGCGGTGGAGGAATTGGTGGAGGAGCCACAGATAAAGGAGATGATGGTGCTTCTTCAACTTTTTCAACAATTACATCAGCCGGTGGTGGCGGTGGTGGAGGAGGAAATGAAAGTTCTCAACCTGTTAGAAATGGTCAACCCGGAGCATCTGGTGGTGGATCAACTTACGGTCCAGGCGGAACTGCTCCCGACACTACAGTTGGAGTTGGAAACAATCCTCCTGTAAGTCCCCCTCAAGGAAACAATGGAGGTAAAGGTGCTCCTCAATCAGGCACACACGCTGGTGGTGGCGGTGGTGGTTTTACGGCAACTGGTGTAAATGGAGCTAATCCTCAAACTTCTGGTCAAGGTGCTGGTGGTGCAGGTTTAGCTATTTCAATTACAGGATCTCCTGTTGCAGTTGGTGGTGGCGGTGGTGGAGGAATACAAACAGGAAGCCCAGATAATGCAGGTCCAGGAGGACTTGGTGGTGGTGGCGGTGGTGGAAAAGATGCGGGTGGTGTGTCTAACGGAACAGCAGGAACAGTTAACACTGGAGGTGGCGGTGGTGGATCAGGTCCAGGCACTGGTGGTACTGGTGGTTCTGGTAAAGTTGTGATAAGGTACAGATTTCAATAGGTAAAAATTATGAGTGAAATAAAAGTAAATAAAATTAGCCCACGATCAGGCACAACGGTAACCCTAGGTGATAGTGGTGATACGTTCACAATTCCTAGTGGTGCAACAATTAATAACCAAGGTACGGCGACAAACTTTGGTGCAACAGGTTCAGCTTCTTGGACAACAACAGTTAAGACAGGAGATTTTACAGCAGTTGCTGGTGAAGGATATTTTGTAAATACAACTTCAGGAGAAATTGATGTAGCATTGCCAGCAGGAACAGCAGGAGCTGTTGTTGCAGTTAAAGATTATGCAGAAACTTTTGATACAAATAATTGTATATTAGTTCCAAATGGTTCAGATAAAATTGGTGGTGTGGCATCTAATTCAATTTTAGATGTAGAAGGTATTGCAGTAACATTAGTTTTTGTAGATTCAACACAAGGTTGGTTAGTAACAGATTCAGGTTTACAATCAGAAGCACCGGGACCAGAATTTGTAGCTGCAACTGGAGGAACAATAACAACAGTATGTACAAATTTTAAAGTTCATACATTTACAGGACCAGGAACTTTTGCAGTATCAAGTGCAGGAAATGCACAAGGTTCTAATAAAGTTTCTTATGTTGTAATAGCTGGTGGTGCTTCTGGAGGAAGTTCAAATGGTGGTGGTGGAGGTGGAGGAGCTGGTGGATATAGAGAAGGAAAATGTTCTTCAGATCCTTATACAGCTAGTCCATTAGCAGCAACTCCGTGTTCTGGTTTACCTGTCAGTGTTCAATGTTATTCAGTTAGTGTAGGTGGTGGTGGACCTTCTGCTTCACCTCCTGGTACTGGTGTAGGTATTAAAGGAAATGCAGGATCCAATTCAGTTTTTTCAACAATAACTGCAGCTGGTGGTGGTGGTGGTGGCGGTGATGTTTGTAATGGTACTAATGCAGGTGTAGCTGGAGGTTCAGGCGGTGGTGGTGGTAAAGGACCTTGTAGTGGAGGCGCACCATTTGGAGCTGGAAACACACCTCCAGTAACACCTTCACAAGGATTTCCTGGTGGTCAAGGTGGTCATCCAAATACTAATTATGGTGGCGGTGGCGGTGGAGCTACTGCAGTAGGTGGTAATGGAAATGGTCCAGGTACTATAGGTGGTCCAGGTGGAGCTGGAGCAACAAGTTCAATTAATGGAACGCCAACAGGTAGAGCCGGCGGCGGCGGTGGACAAGCAGAAGGACAACCCGTTCCTGCTCAAGGACAAGCTACTTGTGGAGGTGCAAGAGGAAATCAAACTAATAATCCTGGTATAGCAGCAACTGCTAATACTGGAGGAGGTGGTGGTGGAACTGATTCCTCTCCAGCTACAGCACCGACAGGAGCTGGTGGTAGTGGTATTGTGATTATTAGATATAAATTTCAGTAATGAAAGAAATTGATTTACATCGTGTATTTTTTATACACGATCATATTAGTAATATAGATATTGAATCTTTAAAAAAAGATTGTTTACATTCATTTAAAACAAACAATAGAATATCAAAAGACATTAGTGATACAAGAAACGAAGATCTTATTATTAATAAAAGTAAAGTATTTGATGAATTAATAAAGATAATACAAGATAAATTTTACATTAGATATACTCAACATTTAGAACTTATTAATTATTGGGCTCAAGTTCACGAACATAATGAGTCTACTAATACACACGATCACGTTGATTGTTTTGATATAAAAAATTCTCCAGATTACTCTGGAGTTTATTATCTACAGGTTCCAAAAGATTCTGGAGATATTGTATTTCAATGGCCTATTAACAAATATAACCAATATAAACGTTGGTGGTCTAAACCTAAAGCAGGAGATATACTATTATTTCCCTCGACTTTAGATCATTTTGTGACTAAAAATACAGCTGTTGAAAAAAGAATTGCAATTTCTTTTAATTTTAAGATATTGCCAATTACCAACAAATAATATATAAGGAGAAATATTATGGCACATTTTGCAAAACTAGGATCAAACGGAAAAGTTATTCAAGTGTTAACTATGGATAATGATAAGATGTTAAACGCTGATGGTGTTGAAGATGAAACAGTAGGTCAACAATATTTAGAAACACACAACAACTGGCCTGCACAAATGTGGATTCAAACATCTTACAATACAGCTGGTGGTCAACACAAAGATGGTGGAACACCTTTAAGAGGTAATTACGCAGGTATAGGTTACACTTGGGACGAAGATGATCAAATTTTTTGGCCTAAAAAACCTCACGCATCTTGGGTAAAAAATAATTCAGAAGCTAGATGGCAATCACCAATCGGTGATGCTCCAGCATTAACAGCTGAACAAGAATCACAAAATACAGCTGATACTCACAAATGGTATTATGCCTGGAATGAAACAAATACAACTTGGGACTTGACAGACAGTAAAGCATAAATTAAAAATGGTGGTGGTATGCAGAAGAAAGTATTAACAGAGCAAGCTTTATATTACGGTGATGTGGCGATGCCTAAAGATTGGGACATTGACCGAGATAAATTATCAGGCGACATTTTACAATCAGTAATTCAAAACAAAGATTTTCCATTCTCACGAACTTGGGATATGTTAAATACATATATGAGAGATCACGTTGGTCTTGAATATAATTTTAGTTTAATTAACAAAGAAACGTGGGGAAATATTTATAAACCTCAAGAGACTACAATTCCATTATTAAATATAGATCCGGTAGATTTACGTAACTCTCCAGATTATACATTACTCTATGGTGTAAAAGTCAAAGACTGTATGGTCAAAATACATTATGAAGACAATAGACGTAAAGGTAGATCTTGGGATATGCCACTTACAAATAATAAATTTATTATGTTTCCATCAACTAATATGTATTACATAACTAATAATCAAAAAGATAGTTTGAATTTTGTACAAACAATAACTTATGAATATATCTAATTACTATTGGTATTTTAGTGGTGTATTAACACCTAAATTTTGTGATGATGTTATAGAATATGCTAAATCACAAAAAGAAGTTATGGCTAGAACTGGTGGGTTTGGTGACAAAGAATTAAATAAAGAAGAGGTTAAAAATTTACAAAGAAAAAGAAAATCAGATTTAGTTTGGCTTAATGATACTTGGATATATAAAGAATTACATCCATATGTACATAGAGCAAATGAAATGGCAGGTTGGAATTTTGACTGGGACAGAAGCGAATCTTGTCAGTTTACAAAATATAAACTAAACCAATATTATGATTGGCATTGTGATAGTTGGGATAAACCTTATGAAAAAGAAGGACCCGACAATGGTAAAATTAGAAAACTATCTATGACTTGTCAGTTAACAGATGGTTCAGAATACAAAGGTGGTGAATTAGAATTTGATTTTAGAAACTATGATCCACATATGAGAGACGAATCAAAACACAGAGTACAATGTAAAGAAATATTACCAAAAGGATCTATTATTGTATTTCCTAGTTTTGTGTGGCATAGAGTTAAACCCGTAACCGCTGGCACAAGATATAGTCTTGTTGTTTGGCATTTAGGAAAACCATTTA